GCGCCTTGCCGGCGAGGAAAGCCGCCTTACCGGCTTCGGCATTCATCTGCCCGCCAGGCATCGGCATCGAGGGCATGCGATCATCGCGGGGCATGCCCATGGCGATCCCCTGCGGGGTAGGCATCCCGGCAGGCATGCCCTGTGCCATACCCTGCGGCATTGCGACACCAACCGGACCTGAAGGCATGCGCCCCTGGCCCTGCGGTCCCATCTGTGCGGGCGCAGGCATTCCCGGCGCTGCCGGCTTGCTGGCCTGCCCCGGCATGCCGCCACCCGCACCAAGTTGCTGGAGGATCTGGTCCATCTCTTAACTCCCCAGCAGACCGATAAGACCACCCGCAGCCGCCCCCCAGGGTCCGAACTGCGCGCCTGCAAGGGCGCCGCCTGCGGCACCCATCAACGGATTACTCGACCCGCCTGGCGCAGTGGTAGTCTGCGTCTGGCCGTACGGGGTCATGCCCAGAGCCTGGAGCGGAATCTGAAGCTGCTGGAGCGGGAACTGCTGGCGTTCTGTGTACGCCTGCCGCATGGCATCAAGTTGGCGCTGGTTCTGGGCGCTAATGGCATCCTGCCCGCCCATCGCAGCGACGTTGCCCTTCAGGAAAGCATTCTGCCCCTGCTCCGCCAGCGTGCCCAAACCGAGCGCACCGGCAAGGTTCAGCTGCGCGCCAGTCAGACCAGCCTGCTGGTTGTACTGCTGCTGCTGGAAATTGCGCTGGAGATCGTTGGTCGCAGCGGCCTGGGCCTGCGCAAAATTCTGCGCCATTAGCTGCGCCGCAAGGTTACCGGCACTAGACGCAGACGCGGCGTTGGTCACGCCTTCGGAGATACCCTGGCGGGAGCCACCAAACGCACCGGCCTTAACGGCAGTGTCACCGACCTGATTCAGGGCCTGTCGCCGCTGCTCGTCGAGCGCCGAAAGGCCGCTGCCGATCACGTTCTGGGTGTACGGATTCATGTAGTTCGACAGATCCATGTTGGCAAGGTAGCCCGCATTAATCTGACTTGGCTGGTAGTTCCCTACCCCTGCTGCCTGGCTCTGCGCATAGGAGAACGCCGGATTGGTCGAACCGACGTTCTGCTGGAGGGCGTTAATGTTGCCCATCTGCGCATCGGTCATGCCCGCAACGCGTTGCCCTTCATAGGGGCCAAGCATGTTGGCAGACACGTCGTAGGCCGCAGCCAGGTTCTTCTGGCCCGCTGCATTAATCCACGCAGGCAGTTTTACCTTGCTTGTCTGGGTCTGCGACCCGCCACCGCCACCGAACAGACTACCCATTGCTCATACCTCCCAAGGATCAAAAGTGAAGACAGAGTGCGTTTTCCGCCAACCTGTTTTCGGAAGCACCCGCTCCCACCCTATCCGCCCTGTCATGGTGATTGATGCGCAAGCATGAGCGCGAGCGAACTGCGCCATGTTTTCTCGCAACGCCACCACCGATTCCAGTTCCCCTGCTCCTATAAAGCAGTGGAGATTCTTGCGACGGGGGAAAACCTGAATCTCGGTGATCGCCACACCGCCACTGTTCCAGTGAAGCTGAAACTGGCCGCTGATCAAACCTTGTCGGATATCGTCCCATGTGTGGGTGTCCCCACCATGCTTCAGCGCCTTCTTGATGCGCTGCACGATCTCATCCGGTGGCAAGCCGTTAGATGTCTCTGGTTTTACCACTGTTTACCGCCGTTGTCAGCGTTCCCGTATTGGACACCGTGACGCTATAGACCGTGCCGTTTGGCGCTTCGAGCAGGATGCGCGAGACACTCTGGTCCTTAGACACCGCCGAAACGAAGGCTTTCCGCAGGATGTCGAGGATCTGGATGACATACTGCTGCGTGATCTGCCCCGGCGGGACAGGAAAGTTAATGATCATCGCCGACCCCCTGGAACAACGTCAAAGCGCATTTTGCCAACGCCGAACTCACCGTCAGCAGCGGCAGTGAATCGGATTCGTGCTTCTCTGGCGTTCACCCGCACGTCGGTATAGCCGTCGGCACGCGGCGTATAAGGCCCGAAGGTGCGCTCAGTGCCTTCTGGCGCGAACTGGCCGTACATGCTGATATTCAGCGACGTTGCCCCGGTGCCGGTGGCCGGTAGAACCTGGCGCACCTCGACCATGGTATCCCCGTTGCCTAGCCCCAGTGCGCCAGTCTCAGCATAGACCTGGCCCACCCTGGAGGTGCCGGCATCGGTATACCCGACTTCGTGCTGGTACATGTTGCCGTCGCTTGCGCCCATGTAGGGGTACTTCCAGACCTCTGCCGGTGCCATGGCACTGCGCGACATGTACCCCCAGGCCCACCAGTTTTCCTGATAGTTCCAGATCACGTAGCGGTTAGCCTCGGTGTTGCCGGTGGTCGGATAGAAGAACCACACCTCGGGAAACACGGCATTGTGACATGCGTGAATGCGCAGCGGGCCGTTCGACGGGTCAAGTTCCGCCATGATGTCGTTGAATATTGGGCACTCCAGCGGCTGCACGAAGCCACCCGAATATACCTGGAATCCTGCACGGGACATCCATACGGCTTTGCCATTGAACGTGGCGATGCCATCAGGGTGGAACATCTCGGTGTCAGAAACCCGCTGGAAGCCGTAGATATACGGAGTGCCCACATACTGCGCGAGATAGATGTCGGTGAGGCTGAAGATCAGGATGCCTTCCTTGACCTTGACGCCCTTCAGCAGTGGGGTGCGGGTGGCGAGGTCGAGGAAGCCGGCAGTGTTCGTGGTGCTGGCGTAATTCCAATCGGTATAGTCTTCCCTGGAAGACCAGGCGACCCTGCGCGCATTGCCGCCAGATCCGCCGGTCTGCCCGACCACAAAGACGTGCCGCTCATCAGTCACCAGCACCGAGTTATTGCCTACCGGCGCACCGGAAATAACAGTCGGTGCCGTGGTGGCAGCGGAGGAATCATAATAGAACAGCCGCCCATCGCTGTTCGCCGTCAGAATGACATCCTCGCCCCAGTTCCCAAACGTCCAGTAGGCCATCGGTGAATAAATGGGTGACGGGCCAGGGCGCGCATCGCCGTAATCATACTTGCCGTATTCGAACGTGCCGTAACCGCCGTTTGACCCTACGCTAGAGAGGGCCACGAAACTGGCTGGGGTAACATCTGTGTACCCGCCGGTGTCGGTGTACAGTTTGGAATCGGTCCCAACCAGCACGAAACGATTGTTGGTGTTGTCCCGGTAGGGGAACACCTTGCGCACGGCTCCCGTCAGGGCGGAACTGGTCAGCCGCTCATTTCCCTTGATGGGAACCAGAGAACCAGACTGCCACCGCACCAGATTGGTATCCCACCACGCACCGGGGGTGTCATAGGGGGTGTTGTTCCGCTCCATGCCGGGGGGAAGCTGCACGGGAATGATGGACATTTATGCCGCCATTTCTGCGGCACGGGCCGCGACAGTCTGCACGCGCTTGGTCCAACCTCGCCCAAAGGCCCTGAAGGTGGGCAGCGTTTCCAGATACCGCTGCCGTGCGCTGCAAAGCCGCTGCGCGAACCAATTCGGATCAGTGGCATGGATCGCAGCGAGGGTTACCGGCCCAAACATGCCGTCTTGCGTAACATCCACGATGCTCTGGGCGTACCGGATTGCACGATTGACACCGGAGTTCACCGCAAAATCGAACATGGCGTAATCGACACCAGCGGGCAGATCGTCACCTTTCACGCGGTCCCAGTAGGCACTTTTGTAGAAAGGTTCTACGGCAGCGGGAGTAAGGGCGCGGATGTCCGCCTCGGTGGCAGGTTTACCAGACCATTTCCCCCAGGCAAGCGCAGTCACGCCCAGGTTGGTCATGCCACCAGGATCGTCGGCATGGTTGCTGTACCCGCCTTCGGATTCCAGCAGCCATGCCATGCAGCGGGGGAAGTTCTCGCGCATTACTGGGCTTCCAGCACCGCGATACGATCCTGGAGGCCATCGTTGAGTGCTTTGAGTTCCTGCACCGCCTTGACTAGGGCCGCGACCATGGATCGATCATAGAAACCGTACAAGCCATCATTGCCCTGGGGCGCTGCTGACGGGATAACCGGCGCAACGTCATTGGCGAAGAAGCCAATTTCTACGGCAGCGGCCTCGCCACGAATGGCGATGTCATCCAGCCACTTATACGCACGGGGCTGGATCTGCATGACCTCCGCCAGGCCTGGAATCACCGCATCAGGCACTTCCTGCTTCAGGCTCCGATCAGAGGAAGCCGCAAGCACGCCGGTTGCGTTGGCCGTAACTGTACGGGAACCAGTGCCGGCAAGGCTGGAGAAGGTAACAGTGCTGGAGGCAGTCAGCGTGCCGGTGATGTCCACTGTTGCCACAGGTGCCGTAACCCCGCCAAACCGAGAATTACCGGCATAGGCGTTGTCGGCAGTGCCCGCAGCGTAGAAATTCCACCGCCCTGTGCCAGAGGCAATGGAACCGTGAAAACCATAGTTATTTGTACCTTGTGTGAGTGCGGCGCAACTAAACCCAAACAGATTCGTGATTGAGGCCCCAGAGTTCAACGCTGGAGCAGTGAAAACATAGCCTCTTGCGCTAGTAACTGCACCAGAAGCCGCAACATTAAATCCTGCCCTGAAGCAGTCGTAAAAAGCGGTGACATCCGTCTGAACAGATTGGTTGTTGCTGACGCCAAAGATGGTATTTCCACCAGTTGCGTTTCCGCCGACATAAAGAGAAGCACTAGCACTGGTAGACCCAAGGCCAAACTTGCCAACGCCACCCGTAAAGGTGGTTGTATCGTTGGCCGTCAGCGTGGTGAACGCGCCCGTTGCACGGTTCGTGGCACCAACAGTAGCGTTATCAATCGTCCCACCCGAAATGGTGGCAGTATTTATCGTCGGGGAGGTAAGGGTCTTGTTGGTCAAAGTCTGAGCGGTATCCGCCAGCGCAATCGTTCCAGAGAGATCAGGAACAGTAAGAGTCCGCGTCGTGGCCGTGGTGATGCTGGCCGCGCTGAACTGGGCCACCTTGGTCGCGTCGGTGCCATCCTTGATGTAGGTCGTACCGGCGGTCAGGGACTTATTGGTCAGAGTCTGCGTAGCAGCGAGCGTAACCAGGGTGTCCGAGGTATCCGGCAGCGTGTAGGTGCGCGTCGTGCCCGTCGAGATGCTGGCCGCGCTGAACTTCGCAACCTTGGTCGCGTCGGTGCCGTCCTTGAACGAGGTATTACCCGCAGTGACGTTAAGGTTCTTACCAACCGTGTTCAGGCCTACCGCCGTCCCGCTGCCATTGGCGAAGATCGCGTCAATGGTGTCCAGGTCGGTGTTAAGGTGCCCGCCCCAAGCATCCGTATCCGCACCGACTTCGGGCTTGGTGAGGTTCAGGTTAGTTGTATACGAATTGGCCATTATGCTGCCTCATCCCAAGTTGCAGGGGCGTTGGTGAGCGGGGTCCATGTGCCAGACCCAGAAGGCAGAGACGCCCAAGACCCTGCGCCGGTAGATAGATCAGTCCAGGTGGAGGATGGAACGGACTGGTCAACCCAGGTGCCCGTATCGGCTGGCTCTGGTTCCCAGAGCAGGCGCGCAAGACATGCGGCAGTGCTCGATGCAGATCCAGAAGCAGCGCCCTGCGCGACCAAGGAAGCCGCCGCAGAACTTATAGATACCACGCTGGTTGACCCAGCGACAAGGTAAACCGCTAGTGCCGAAGCGGCGGTCGAGGAGGTAGATGCCGCCGATCCGGCACCTTGCTGCACTCGCGTGGCGGCAGCAGATACCGACGAGGTGGATGTTGCGGCTGCTGAAGCCGGCTTGATGACCCCTGCCGCAGCGGTGGCGGAAGATGTCGAAGATCCAGATGCCGTCGCCAGTTTTACGCGGGTCGCATTTGCGGTGGCACTGGACGTTCCGGTGGCAGTCGCCTCCGCGAAGCGAATCCTGATTACAGTGGCGGCGGCGGAAGATACGCCCGTAGCGGCAGCGGTGCGGGATGCGGTGCCGTAATACCCGACACCGTATGCACCCGTACCGTACTTGCCGTCTACGGTGCTCATCTTAGGTCAGCGTGACAGAAAGGCTGGAGATGGGAATCCGCAGCACGTCGCCACTGGCAATGGTCTTCGAGGAAGACAATGCCGCAGTGACCAACTGGTTCCCGCCAGAAGAAGCGTCATAGATCGCCACCCAGTCAATGGTGCCCCAGGAAGACGTGGCCGTGGCCCACTCAATCGCAGCCGTGTTGGTCGCGGTGCCACCGGAGATCGTGAACGTGCTGGTCACCCTGGCATAAGCAGACCCTGACGTGGACACCTCGGTGCCCCCGCTCGACGGATTCCCCACAAACAGCGCCACATAGAGCGTGGACGGCTTGGTGAACGTGTTGCTGCCCAGCAGGTGGTCGATCAGCTTATTATCGGTGTAAGACGTAAAGGCCATCTCAGAAGCCCCTCCTGCGGGCTACAAGCTGTGTAGTGGGGCGCATGGCCCGCTCGGATTCCATGAGCATGGCCGCGAGCACCTGGCCGCGTGCCTGACCCCACATCTGCATGCGGTCATCGTCGCGCAGATAGGGAGCCGCTTCCAGCAGGGTGCTGTAGAGGTACAGATCCGGCGACTTGGTAAGCAGCCAGTTGGTGGTTGCGGTGTCCGACAGGGCCGGGATCTTCTGGTAGTAGGTCAGGATCACATCGGTATCGGTGGTCGGTGCCGGAAGCAGTTCGAACGCGCCATCGATGATGGTGTAATACCGCACCAGGCCGGTGATCTTGTTCGCCTTCAGCACTTTTGCCTCCAGCGGCCCGATGAACGCCAGAGACTGCTGTGGCCCGATGTCAGCCATATTCAGTTCGAGTGAATAATTCTCCAGAAAGTCAGCCGGCACCGCCACGAACTCGTTTGAGGTGGTGGCCTCCGCGCGCACGATCATGTCGCGCAAGCGCAGTTCGCGGTTAAACTTGGCTTCAGCCAGGGTGATGAACGTAGGGATAACCGCCGTCAGGTCCGCGCGGTTGATCCAGTCCGCAGCGGCGCTCTGGAGATCAGCGTAGGTCGCAAGCGCCATGGTCAAACCCTTTACGGCAGTTCGATGTGGTCGTTTCGGAACTCGAAGGCGCCGATATGCCGAATCTCTTTGGACAGATCCTGATCAATGAAAACCGGTATCTTCTCCCCGGCGGCTTTGATGCAGAAGTAGATGTCTTCCCCGATGAACTTCTGATTGACGTTAGAATAACCCAGATGGAACCACGGGTCTTCCAATTTCTGGAACACCTCGGTCTTCACCAGCGCCACACCGAAGCCGATCAGGTCCACCTGCTCCAGGCCCGTGGACTCTGGCTTGGTATAGACCTTTACCCAGTTGCCTTCGTGGAAGTTTGAAGCAGTGGGTTCCGGCGGAAAGGTCCGCATGCTGTAGTTGCATCCCACAATCGGGCGATTATGAGAAACAAGCCGGTCCAGCGTATCCACCGGGAATCGCATGTCCGTATCCAGCCACAGAGTCCAGTCCGCACCCTGCTTAACCGCAGATTTGGCGAGATTCACCCGCTGATCAGCAATCAGGGTGCCGGTGCTGTTCAGGATCTGCACGCTGTGGCCGCTTCCTGCGTGTTTTGCAGTCCAGTGGCCAACCATGTTCGCCAGATCAAACGCAAAAGCCGCGTGAACCATGTCGCGGCTTGGCATGCAGATGGCTATTTTCATCAGATCGTCCCCGGTCGAGTCCGAAAGAATCGATTATCGGGGTCGTTCAGCCATTTCTTCAGCGCAGCCTGGTCATCGAGGATGCCGCGCTTCTTCAGGTCCATATAAACGACCATCGGAATCTGGGCGACCCGCGACCATTCCCCGTGTTTATCAGGGGCATCGTTATAGGCCCGCTTGTTTTGCTCAATTACCGCTGAAACATCCTGTTCTGCGGTAATCGTGGCCTCGTCGGTCGCGTCATCGTAGCTGAAAACGTGCCGGATGCCGGTATTAGGATCGAAATCGAGGGTTTTGCGCATTGGTGGTCAGCATTTCCAGGCCCGCAGGCTCTTGTTGATGCGGGAATTAGGATCTTTCGCCGTCTCCGCAGAGGTCAGCTTCTCCTTCATACCCTTCATCCTGGCGCAAAAACTGTCCTTGCGAGGGCCACCCTTGGGCTGGGGGGCCTTCAGGCCAGGTTTGCCGGGATTTGCTCGGTTATAAGACGCGCGCCCCTTGGCGTTCAAGCCGCCGTCGGGGTTCTTGCCTTCTTTGCGAGTCCAAGCCGGTGATTTCGCCATGCTTACCGCCTTAAATGGGGGAGCCGGTTGTCCGACTCCCCCGGTAAGACCTTACGAGGTGGTCAGGTCGCGGATCGCAGCGTGCGACTTCTGCTGGCGGACCTTCAGGCCGTACTCGACGATCAGCATGCGCTTCTCAGCGTCACCCGTCTTGGCGAGCACTTCGGTGCGGAAGTTCCGCAGGTAACCAACCGAAGCGTACTCAGGGTCGACAATGTAAGCATTGCCTTCCGGCTGGAAGCGGTTGGGGACCACGTTCACCGTGCCAAAGTCCGACACGTACACGTCAGCCGCGCCGATGATCTCAGCCTGGGAGCCAGCCGGGACATCGCGGAAGCGGGTCGCAATGCCGGTGAAACCAGAGACCACCGTCTTGTTGAAGGGGCCGACCATCAGCACCTTCGGGTCGCCGCCCTGCGTCCAGACGCCCTGGATGCCGGTCTTCAGCAGGGTCTCCGTGAACGCACGGGCCGTGCCGGCAACCGCTGCCGTGGCGGGGTAACCGTCGAGCGAACCAGCGCCGCCAGACATCACCGGAGCGGCGGCAGTGGTGCCGGCTCCGCTGTAGCTGTTGGTGATGATCCAACCACCGAGACCGGCGGTCTTGCGGGCCGTGGTGTTGCCACCAGCAACCGCAACGGCATTGGAGGTCAGGGTGGCCTCCATATCGCGCTTCAGTTCCGAAGCCGCCTTGGCGAGTTCATAGGCCAGGTACGAGCGCATGCCGGCCTTATCAACGGCTTCCAGGGTGCCAGAAGTCTCGACCACCTTGCGGCTGATCTGCGTGTAGTTACCAACACGCTGGGTCACCGCACGGGAATCAGCCGCGAAGGAATCGTCGCCTTCCAGCTGGGCATTGGTGGTCACCGCTGCCGCCAGGGCGTCGGTCTGCCACTCGTAGAAGGTGTTCTTGACGTTCTCGCGCCCGATGTTGGACATGAACGGAACATCGACGGGGCTGATGTTGTAGATGACGTCAGCCAGATCCTCGCGGACGCTGCGATAGCCGTCGTAGCGAGTGATGGTGTTAGTCGCGATAGCCATGATTCAGTACCTTTCAGTCTAAGAACGATTCAAAGATGGATGCCGCATCGCGGACATTTCCAGTTTTGGCGAGACGCTGTTTCGCTCGGGTGGTCTCAGACGTGCTCTTCGGGGCAGAACTGGCAGATCCCGCTGGGGCGCTTTTCGGACCCTTGCCGGTAACCGGCTGGGGCCGGTTTGCTACCAGAGAGTCGTACTGCATGGCCTTCCAGAGGGCGACAACCGCACGATGGTCGTAGGTCTGACCCAGTTCCTCGGGGGTGAAGCCTAGCTTCTGCCCATATTCAAGGATCTTGGGTCGATCAGATTCCCACCGCTTTGTGTCTTTCCACGCTGGCACCGCTTCAACCAGTTTCTGCCGGTTTTCGTTGACCAGTGCGGCAAGCTGCGCCTGCTGCTCCTGTGCCTGAAGCACCTGCAACCGCTGCGACTCATAACTGGCTGCTGCCAGCCTTTCCTGTCGGTCCCGGTAAAGATCCTTCTGGCGCACGTACTCGAAAGGGTCGGAGTCGTAAAGCTTCCTGCAACTGCTGCTGGAGCGCGGTAAGCAGGTGAGCATACTGCGTCCGCTCCTGTATCACCGCCTGCCGGTCTTGGTCGAACGAACGCCGTTCTTCCGCGAGTGCGGCAGTCTTCCGCGAATAATCCGCCTGGCGCTGATAACCCTTGATCGCTTCTTCCAGGGGAATCTGCTCGGTCTTGCCATCAATTTTGACGGTGACTAGCTGAACCTCTGGCGAATCTTCGCCGGTATCCTCGTCTTCAGCGGTGGCTTCACCTTCGGGGGCAGCATCCGCGTCATCCGCAGCCGCCGTCTCATCCCCTTCGGATTCACCTACAAACGCCTCTGCGTTCTCAGCAGGGGCTTCATCGGATGCAACTTTAGCCTGGGGCGCAGTGGGTGCCGGGGTATCCCCGCCCAGCAAAGCCTCAAACGATTGGGCTGCTTCCGCGATGCCGGTAGCCTTAATGGCCGTATCGGTCATTGACTATTATCCTAAAATCGTGTTCCGCGCAACTTTGCGGTTCCACTGGTTAACCTTGGTGCTCTGCGCCAGGATTCGCATCTCATCTCGCAGAGCGGTGACTGCCAGAACCATCCGATAGCAGTGCTCTCGGATTTCCGGCTTTCCGGCTGCGCTAGCCTTCCATTCCTCGACATACTTGGCTTCAAGCCGGCGCAGGATCTCCTGCACCGATTCTGAAGACGCGAACTCCTGCGCCGCGCGGATCAACTCATGCTCAGGCATTGGGCATCATCCCTGGCGGCATCATCTCTGGAGGCATCATC